AATCCAGCGTTCGCCACGGCTGCCATAGCCCGTTACCTGAACCACAAAACGGCGATGACGTCCCGCCTGCACATCCACTGTCGCCACAAGGAAATTAACGCCATCCGGAACACTGCGGGAAGGAACTGGCTCTGACCGCTGCTCAAGCAGTTCACTTTTTCGTTGCTCCATGCTGGCACGAGGAAGATAAGGCAATCCCCAGTCGGTGTTGATAACCGCCCTGAGTGTTTCTTCGCTTCCTGTCGCTTCATACTCCTGTTCTGCAGTCAGTAATTTGTAAACCAGTTGCGCCCAGGTCTGATACGCAGCAGCTGGCCCTTCCATCCAGAAACTGGCGATACGGGAGCGGCGCGGTTCACCGGAAACGTTGCCGTTACGATCAATGACCTGACCTTCACGCAACCAGACTCCTGCACTATTGAGCTCACGCTTTTTCTCCGCAGTGATAATGCCGCTGCAGTGCGGGCAAAGTAGATACGCCGCCTCACTGGCTTTAAAGGGATCCGGTTCATTACGGTAGCCGGTCATGGCATCCATAGCTGGCTGAAAATATTCACCGCAGTGCGGACATGGCCAGTACCAGCGGCGGCGGTCACCACGATTGTAAAGGGAAAGAATACCAGTCGTCGGTGGCGCTTCATGAGGCGACTTACGTCGCCATTTGCTGTCGCAGATGTCACGTCCCGGCGAGCTCTCCACCAGAGTCATCCCGGCGGACATAAATGTGGTGGTACGTTTTGAGGCCAGGGAGAAACCATCACCCTCGCTGTCGATATTCTCCGGAAAACGGTCGTAATCGGTTAAGGCGACAAACCGGTAATCCGACGACGACATAATGTTGACCGAGGGCCAACCAATTTTAAGGAACGAGCCATCCCTGAACGTCTTATCATGGACATTATTGTCGTTACGACGTGGACTCATTCTTTTCTTTACCGCCGCACTGCTTCTGAACGTTCTGTCGAGGCGCTTTTTCGAATGCTCGCGGGCCTTATCTTCGGTCATCTGCACAACGAGCATGTCCGAAGGATCGCAAACGATGGTATAGACAATCCATCCATCGATCAGACCAATGGTCTTCCCTGTTCGCGCAGGACCAACAAAAATCACCGCATCGTATTCACGCGATGCCAGGCAGTTCATGGGCTCAATGATGTAGGGTGTCAGTTCAGGATCCCATGGCACCGAGTTACCAGCCCCCTTGGGAACACGCATGAATTTTTTAACAGCCTCCGAAATCGGCATGCGACGTGGTGGGGAAAATCCTGCCGATATGTCCCTTCCCAAATTTCGGGCTGATGAAAAACCCATTATTCCTCCTAGAGACTCTCTCCTTCCTCATCAGGAATTAATTCAGCAGCACAAGCCTCGTAGGATTTTTCCTGAAGAGTGTATCGCAGGTCATCAATGGCCTGCTGTACAACGCCGACGGCCTGAGGAGTCAGGGCGCAATCGCGTTCAAGAACATCCGGAATTGTCTCCAGAACCTGGACGACAGCCTTTCTCATGGACGAATAGACGATGACTACTTCATCAACTGGGATGAGTTTTCGCTGCTCCTTTTCCAGCTTGATCCTTTCATTTTCAGACTGGTACCAGTCCTTTCTCTCTTTCGGCTCCATACGGGATGGATCATGAACAGAGTCTGCTGCCTCATGCTTCACACTAAACAGGGCGGGCCCGACATGCTGCAGGGCGTAAACGGGGTTCCCCCTGACAGTCGCAGCCACAGGAGTGTTGGCCGCGAGGAGCCGTTTTTTTACTGTGTCCCGGTGAAGCCCAAAGGCCTCGGCGATTTTAAAAACACTCCAGTAATAAGCATCACCGATCCCGCTCACATTTGACATAAGCAACTCCATCTGGCAGGTGAAAATCAGGTTTATTTATATATTTCAATTAATTGCAAACTGGTCTAATGACAGGGAGAAAAAAATATTGTACAGGTGAAAAGAGAAATAACTTTTAATTATCAATAAATTACCAAACATGCTGCCGCCGCCATGGAAATGCAAAAACTAGCCTTTTTCCGCGACGCTCCCGCCCCGTGGCAGGCCACCCCACCGGAAGGACCCGCACAAATGAGAGTGATTATCACCATTGCTGATGAATAAATTGATGAAAATCATTGAAACGCCATTCATCCATATACCAGCAGCATTCGGTGTTGCACTTCGTAACTCTGTGACTACGGTTATAAAAGCATTGGCAACTTTTGCCACCGGCAAGTCTTCAATGGATTTCCCCTGCCGGTTTTTTATTTTCGTCGATGCATAACATTGCATTTACATCAATAGCGGCTATTGTCATTAGTATGTTGCATCAATGCATGGGTGGTATTGGCGGTCTTCGCCGGCCGGTTCTGTGTAGCTGGACCGGTTTTTTATTTCTCACATTACAGCAGCCCCTTAGAGTGAAGGGCTGCTGTAATGCCGCAATCTTTTTTAACATGAAAAAGGCCGCAGAGCGGCCTTTATGGTTTATTGACAATTGATTAAGACGTGTGGCACTTATTGGCACACCAATAGCAACCATTCACCCGGGAATATCCTTTGGCCTTTGCCTCTGTTACCGCCGAAGAACAATCACTATAGTAACCAAGGTAATCGCGGTTAGCTACAGCAGGAAGATATGAACATTCCTCAGCATGCACCTCATGATCGCCATTGCTCTGAGCATTTTTGTTCACGTAATAGTGTTTAAAAACCATTGTATAACTCCATGTTGACGCTGATATTCAGCATTAACATGCTATATCACCAATTACACATACATAAGCTTGTTATTTCAATTAGTTGATAACGATCACCACTGAACTTTGGCCTTGCGAAATTCAAATGTTTTTCTGACTATTATTGGGCCGATAAACAGATATTATTTGAGCGTTTTGGTTCATTACATAAGCAATATCTCCATCTTTCAGAATGACTTTCCCATCCTTTCCCGATACGGCAATACTCCGCTGCTCAGGATGATAGCCAATGCTACGCCCGCAATGGATCTCTTCCCCACCATTTTGAGACATGACTTTTACAGTTAACATTTTTCTGCTCCTATTTAGATGCCCTTTCCATCCGGGCCACTGTTCAAAGTAAATTTAGATTCAACAATATTCTGCTCTTACAGGCGATCAGTTCTGCATACACTGCCGAACACCGTCGACAATTTCACAGACCTGAGAAGCTGTATCGAAAAGCTGGCGCGCCTTATCCAGGCTGACGCATCCCACCAGGAAAAAAGGCACCAGTATCGCTACCAGTGCCCATTTCGCCGCCGTTCGCGGCATTCTGTGTGTCCAGTGTTTTCGCTTCATCTCACTATCCACCAATCAATCCGGATAAGCTCAATACTCGCCAGGCGGTGGAAATGAAAATGGCAACCAACATTGCTGAAAATGAAAGGCCAACAACCACACAGAGAATTCGCGCCAGTTTTATAATGCTATCTGACATATTTACCCCTGCCCCACTTACGATTTCACAGCAATGAGCAATTTTGCCATCCCATACAGCATCGGAGACACAGCGATACCGACCGCCACCCACTTAATGGCAAAAGCCACCGCTCTGCTGATGTCATCAGTTACAGGCGCTTTCAATTCAAGGCCGTTTTTCATAGTCAACCTCAACAGAATTAGTTTATAATTCCTCATGTTCTCCTTTGCCTTACCCAGGGCCAGAAACAGAAAACCCCGGACTGTTACCGCAGCCGGGGTTTTTGCTATCTGATGCTATGCCCCTTACTTTCGCTCATCGTAGCCCCAGAAAAGAGCCTGCATGAGTTGAGGGTGTTCAGCACTTCAGTGTCAGTTTTTAAACCACCACGCGCTCTTTCATCCAGCCATAGACAAACGACTCATTGGCCTCGCGTTTCTCTGCCAGCTCCAGATAACGCTCGCCCTGCGTACAGTTCAGGGCTTTCACCAGTACCAGTTCACCATCCCTGCTGCGATTTTTCAGATATGCCCGTAATGCATTAAGAGTACGCGGCCCGATGCGTCCATCAGCATCCATATCCGGATAGAGTTTCCCGCGCAGGTTGAAAACGTTCAGCCAGCGCTGAAGCATTCTGGACGCCACAGTTGGCCCCATGTTCACGCCCGTATCGCACAACTCTGCGGCAATATCAGGAGACAGGTCCTCAACCTGGTCGAATCGTGGTCCGTACCAGTAGTCCGCCTCGAGTATTTCCAGCGCCTGCCCACGCGTCAGGTCACGCATATCGCCCTGATAACCGTGTGCACGGGCAACTTTTTCAGTGATGCCCCATTTAGTCGGACCACCTTTATCATCCGGGTGATTGACGTAACCGCCCTCTTTTCCCAGAATTTCGTCAAAAATTTCATCTTTCGACTTCATATCAGCGCCTTCGTAATACAAGGATTTTTGATACGTTCCCGCGTGCTCGTATCACCAGCACGCAGAACACCAGGTTAATCAGGACGACCAGCCAGTTACCGGGTGGAAAGCGACCACACAGATAACAAAGCGGCGCAAAGGCATAAAGCAGCATCAGCAGCCAGGCCAGCCACGACATCAGCGGTTTATGTCTCGACTCACCACGACGATAAAAAAAGAGCGTCAGCACGATAACCGTGCTTAACACCACATTCAGTAATCCGGGAAGGTTACTTAACATTACCGCCTCCACCCCGCAGACGGGAGAACAGCCCGGATACCAGCAATGCGATATCCTGCTGGTGGATGAATGAGAGAATCTTCACCGACACCACCGATACCAGTACCGCGCAAAGCGCGTCGAGAGATGTGCTGTGGAGATTCAGTTTTTCAACCAGGTAAGACGCCATCACATCCGCCCCAAGCACACCAACAATAAAGGACACCAGAAAATGTGCAGCCACACGCCAGGCTGAAAGTGTCTGCGGCATTGTTGCCACAAATAACGCACCAGCGAACGCACCAAATACAATCCCGAAATCCGTCCCGGTAAACAGCCCGAATACCGTCGCCCCGCCGAGCGCCACAGCAGTGCCGGAACCGGATAAGGGTTCAGACATATTTATTCTCCTGTAAATAAAAAGGACCATCAGCGGCCCCGTAACTGACATTTTATTAACGTTTGAAGATATGGATATTTATCAGGGTTTAACGTTTTCTGAACCCTGGATATGTTAAGCATTCAGCCCGCCAGTGGTGGGACGCTGGCTCATCATAGAGAAAGAGGGATGGCTGATTACCTCTGTTCAGGGAAATCACATGCAGTTTTTACATAAAAGAATGTATTTAAATGCAGGAGATACGGTAGTGGTTGACTGCTCTCATCAGTGCAATATTTTGCTGATGACAGATACAAACTTTAATAACTACCGCAACGCAAGAAGCTTTCATCATCACGGTGGTGGCGGTTTTTTTCAGAGATTACCGGCCCACCTTCATGTACCGCATTCAGGTTACTGGAATATTACAATTGATTTAGGAGGCGGAAGTGCAGCTATTCGGCACTCCATTTCCGTCATCCCAGCATAGCAACTCGCCTTTAGCCTGAGTAAATGCGTCCTCAAGGACGGCAACGAGTCGCAGTTGCGTGCCGTCCTTTACACAGCGTGTGCAGGCAATACCTTCAGAACTTTCATTATGCCGAGCTCATACAATTTCACCATTTTGTTCAACTACAACGCTCATAATTTTCTTACACTTTTTTAATAAACCACACCAATAACAACCATCACCGATACCTTTTGTATGCTGTTATTTTGCATTACGGTGTAACGGCAAGAGCCCCCTCCCCGCCCTGAAAGGCTCTGTGTTTTTGATGTGCGCCTGATGTGGCTCAGATACAAAAAAGCTCGCAGTAGCGAGCTAACAGAAAATATGAAGCATGTTTTTATCCACGAAGTATGACGTTGAATTCATCCATACCGACACGGCTGGCTATCTCGTTGTATTCCTCAACAAGAGCCAGCAATTCTGAATTAGCAGCCATGAACTCTTCAAAAACCTTATGGATGGCATCACTGTTTAATAAAACAATGTTCTTTCCTGAAAGGCGATCAGGGGTAGAAAATATAACTGTCAAACGACTAAAGGCCCTGGCTCGTTCAGCATTAACATCCTCAATACGCTGCAACAAGCTGGAGCACCTGGAAATATCATCAATATTCACTCTACTCCTGCCATCTGGATGATAATCATTTCACGGAGAGAAGCACTCAGAAGTACCACTGAAGTATAACTGGTGACCAGCTGCTTACACATCTGTTGCCATCCTGCTGATGATAAGTCGATATTAACCCTTCTGTCTATAAACGAAACAAAGGATAAGTTCAGGTTTTAAACACACTGCCAGGATAAAGTATTGTATACAGTATAGAAGAGCGTTATTGAATGACATAAAAAACCAGACCTAATCCCTTATCCGGAAGATATATCAAATAAACGGGGAAAATGTATTAAGATGGCGTTCCTATTCTCTCCATCCCTGATGTCCACGTAACTCGTTATAGAATCAGAACGCCATCTGAATACACACAAAAAAGCTGGCTTCACACCCTCCTGCATGTGTGAACGCAGTGCCCGACCACGTGCTTTCGCAACCAGCGAAAATCAGTTTTAAATACCGAAAAACGATAAGAATATATCAGAACTTCCAAGCATCCTGCTTGGCTTAGATATTAATCGAGGATTAGCTCCTGTTCTTATCTAATTGTGCATTTCGCAATTTATCGTTCAGCACCAATATTTCACCAACTGTTTGTTCAAAACGCCCGGACTCAAGTTCAACCCCAATCGTGCGACGCCCCAATCCCATTGCTGCTTTTATTGTTGCCCCCGATCCCATAAAAAAATCCGCAACCACATCCCCCGGACGACTGCTGGCAGAAATTATCTGACGCAACATATCCGCCGGTTTTTCGCAGGGATGCTTACCCGGATAATACTGTACGGGCTTATGCGTCCAGACATCCGTATAAGGAACGGCGGCCGATACAGAAAAATAACGCCGCAGAGATTTGTATTCCTCAAGCAGACTGGCATATTGCCGGTTCAGTTCACTGTATGTGCTGACCAGCAGTTGGTGTGGCGTTGCCAGCTCCCCACGCTGGTGTTTTTCTTCTGCAACACGCGCGAACAGCGCCTGCAGTTTTCTGTAATCAGCTTCGTTCGGTAACTGCCACTGACTGGTACCAAACCAGTGCGACACCATGTTTTTCTTTCCGGTGGCTTCCGCTATCTGTTTGGACGTTATTCCCAGTGATTCACGCGCATCACGAAAGTAAAAAATCAGCGGGGCCATGACGTGTTGTTTAAGCTCGCGCTCCTTTGCCGCATAGCCGTCATTTTTTGGCTGATATGGCCCCTGATAATGTTCGGCAAACAGAATGCGCTCTGTTGCCGGGAAATACGCCCGCAGGCTTTCTTTGTTGCACCCGTTCCAGCGTCCGGACGGCTTCGCCCAGATAATGTGGTTCAGCACATTAAAGCGTTCACGCATCATGATTTCGATATCAGATGCCAGGCGATGACCACAAAACAGGTAAAGACTTCCGGCAGGCTTCAGTACCCGCCAGAACTGAGCCAGACACTGGTCCAGCCATTTCAGGTAATCATCGTCGCCCTTCCACTGGTTATCCCAGCCCTCGGGCTTCACTTTAAAATATGGCGGGTCTGTGACTATAAGATCGACAGAGTTTTCCGATAAGGTCTGGATAAATTCCAGGCAATCGGTGTTGATTAATTCACAACTGGATATTTTTACAGTATCAACCATAGATCAATAAGCACTTCTCTGATAGGCTCATACCGCTTTTGCGCAAAGCGGATGGGCCTGAGGTTTGCTTGTGACCCCGATTCATGAGCAGATGGCTGGCAGGTGCCGCTAACACCCACCAGCCGCCCATTACCACAAAGTAAAAAGCCTTCACTGCGGAAGGCGTCTGTAACAACCGAACTGATAATCTGCCAGACCCGCCATAACAAGCTGGGTCAGTATTAACTGGCAGCGTTCGCGTGAAAGGTAAGTATTCTGCGCAATTTCCCCAACTGTTGCCGGTTCAGTGACGCTTAATTCATTAAACACCACTCTGGCTGTTTCGGTCATATCCTGCTGTTTTAGCATGTCTTTTTCTCTTTTTTGGTTAACGTGACATACCAATAACTCTTGTCGAAAAAGCCAGCAAGCTGAAAGACCGGTATTAATAACCACCTGCACATTTTATGTACCGAACCATTTTTCTGGCATAAAAAACCTCTCAATGGCGGGCGGTAAAAATCTTTGTTACTCAAGAAATTTTAACGCACTCTGACTGTATTAATTTCAAAATCATTAATATTTCCGCTATTAAATATAACGAATTTCTTACCCCCACTCCTGTATGATTTCGATAACACCAGACGATCATCATAACGCGCAATAATGTAATACCATACATTCTCATAGTGGATCGCCTGATATTCCCTCTTAAACTGTGGTTTGTACCAACCGGCAATAAGAGAGAATGCCCAGAAATAAATCATAAACCCAGCCATCATGAACTCAATTCGGTGATGACGAATAAAAGACATTTCCGAAAAACATTTGACTGAAACAAGTCTTCTTCCAAACCTGACAAAAAGCGTGATTGTAAAGGCAGCAAGAATGCAGAAAATCAGTACATCTGGCTCAACATGCTGATGAATTACCGAAAACTCCAGAACAGGTGGAATAAAAAGCAGCAATATCGCGAGAAAAAGCCGGATAAAACTCAAATTTTGTATATTGCGCTTTTGTTTTATGCCCAAAAAGAAAACAATACCAACTCCCCATCCAATAAGGAATATAACGATAACTGTCACAGCATAAAACAAACTTCGTGCTACATCATCGACACCAGCCCCGACAACCCACCATGGAAAGCCATAGTAAAATGAAGTACCCCATCCATAGAAATAAGCGCTTCCCCATCCTAGACAGCCCATATAAGCAACAAAAAGTGAAGAGTTTCTGAGCAGAGCACTGTCATCCATAGTAACACCATTAACAACTCAAAAATATCAACAGATATTACATAACAAATTGGATTCCATGCAGTCAAGGGGCGTCATTGATGGAGAAAGTATTGGCACAATCATCATCACGTTTAATGTCTATGCCATTTTTTTGGGGATAAAAAAAACCCGCTCGGTCACGGGTTTTACTAGCTTTGCCATCACGTATAAAAACGGCAAAATATCAGATTCACACGAAATATATGCCTTTTTATCTACTTTTGCAATACTTTGCTATGAAAATGCCGCCTTTTGTTTTGAACGTGTTCCCTCCACCAACAATAAAGCTTCACCATCCAGCCGATGAAAAATGTGTTTCATTGCAACCCAGTGACCAGTAAATGTCTTGGACCAGTTTTTGGTTGTTACTCCCACCAGTAACGCCAGTTCCTGGTATTCGTAACCTTCCCCACCAAAAAGCTCAGCTTTTACCGCCTGCGCCGCCAACCAGATCAACGTCTTCAGGCGCACCAGAGTTTTTCCTGCAATTTTTCTGGTACCGGATTGAGCATTAAATTCAGTCCACGCCCACTGCGTTATCGCGATCTGATGCTCCCAGCAAATGCTACCGCTGTAACACCACAGCAGCCAGGCTTTATGATGTTCTTCAAGAGACAGAACGGCGCGTCGCCATGATGATGTCGAAAACTCAACCGGACTGACCAGGGCAATTGATGAACCTTTCGCCAGCGATTGCTTTCCCGGGATCGGTGGATTATCCAGCGTTACTATTTTTCCAGTGACCTTATCGCGGTACCGGATTTTTTTACGTCTGTAACGCCCTGTATTGAACATGGCATTCTCCTGCCAGGCTTCAAGCTGACCTTTTGTTGCTCCACTCAAATCAGCGGTGGCGATCATGAGCTGCTCACGCACAAACTGTAAATACTGGTTATTCATGCGCACTCCAGTTCTGTGATTTTTATCCCCAGCCGACCACCGGGAACAACCTGACCGCGCATAATATTAACTTCATCAAACTGCTCATCGTCGATAAGCAGTCCCGCATGTGTCAGCGCATCCAGTGGTGCCTTCAGGATATTGTCCAGGTCGCGGCGGCGCTTATCCGGTGGCTCTGCAATAATTTTTATTGCCAGCCTTCCGGACAGGTTTAATTTCAGTCGCTGCTGGCGAACAATAAGCGCCACATCACGGCGATAACGCTCACCGGCTTTTGATACAAAATATGTGCTGCCACGACGTCGCCAGTAGGTGTTCACCGTTGGCGGATAAGGCAAAACAAATTCTATCCCCATCAGTAACCTCTTTTATCCGAGTACGCCTGTTGCAAAGGCGTGATCAAGAAAACGAAAAATTAAATCAACCTGAGAACCATGTTTTTCTTCGAATGCCTGCGGATCCGCATGAAGCTCGTTGTGATGCTCCCGACACAGCGGCAACGTAAAAATATCGTGGGCCTTTGTTCCCATCCCTCCCTGACCGTGACCAATCAGGTGATGGGGATCGTCGGCTGGCTTACCACAACACGCACACGGCTGTGTCTTCACCCAGCGTGTGTATTTCTCATTTACCCAACGGCGACGTTTAGGTCGCTTCATGAAAGATTCCGGAGACTCAGGATCAACGGCAATGCTGACCACCGTCTTTTCCTGTGGTGTGTTCTGTTGCTGGTGGACGTGAGGCAACGGCGCAAGATTTTTTGTGCGCTGCTTCAGTATGCTGGTGGCGGTCTGCTCTCCCGGTACGATGTCGCTTTCGCGGTAAACCGTGCGGATTTTTTCCGCACGTAATCCCAGAGAACGACGTAATACTGCCTCCGGTAGCGCGTCCGCCACCTGATTGCAGACCGCCCACCAGGATAATTCAGCCAGCGATAATTCCCGTTCCTGTGCACCACTTATTGCGTGACGTATGACGTCAATCATCCAGGCTGTCAGATTTTGTTGAGCAAGCTGCCCGAGTGATTCGGATGTCTGGTCGCGCAGCTGGTTGTCGCAGTGCCAGCACAACAACATTGCGCCGGTACCGTAACGATGTATGACGGTTTCACTGTGGTGATAGTCTCCATGAGGCCACTGGCAGGATTTAACATGACGCAGGAGCCAGTCAGACAGTGCGCCAGCGCCGCCAGCAGCACGAATCACACGCTCATCGCTGAAAAACGGCAGCAATGTTTTATCTTCCGCCAGCGGCTGGCGAACGGCAGGAACGACTCCGGACGGCATACCGCGCATGTTTTTCGGTTCCGGCTCCACCAGCACCCTGCCGTTATGGAATACCTGCATGGATTCACGCCCCGGCTTAAGGACCACCAGCCCGAGTTCCGGTACCGGAACAGGTCGAAGTAATACCCGCACGTTACCTCCAGATGCGTTGCTGGAATGTGCGGGACGGACGCGGCGGGCGTTCGGAATAAGGGAGCCTGACGTAGATTATCCAGTGATGGTAGTCGAGGCTAAGGGCTTTCTTAAACTCATACCCACGTCTGCGGTAGTTATGAATCAGCCATTCGGCCTGTTCTTCAGTGCAGGGATCGTGCTGATACCAGTCATATTTGAATGTGTGAGAACACCGCCCTTGCCTGCTGGCAGGGGCGGTATCAGAATTGTGATGTTTGGTATTGTGCGCCATCGGTTTTCTCTGCTGGCGCAGCAGGTGCCAGTTGTTCAAGCTGGCGTGCGGCAATATTGTCTCTGATTTCTGTTGTCGTCAACAGGCAACGTGCTATCATCGAATGGTGTTCTATCCTACTCCGTGAGGTTTACCATGCGTACAACCCAACAATTCAGCATTACATTAACTAACGAAATGGCTGACATGGTGCGCGCCCGTGTGGCTTCCGGTGCCTATGCTTCAGAAAGCGAGGTCATTCGTGAAGGGCTTCGCGCACTGAATGAGCGCGATAAAGCAATCGAAGCGTGGTTAACGCATTCAGCCGCCCCCTCTCTTGATTCTATCCGCGAAACCCCAAACAACGGACGCTCCATTTCACAGGTTCGCGCCGCGATTCGATCCGGGAAGTAATCTGCATGACATATGAAGTCATCATTACTCCTGAGGCCGAACAACAAATAATCAACCTGCACAGGTATATAACGGAGAAAGCAGGGAACGTCATTGCTGACAATTATGCCAATGCGCTTCTTGATTATCTTGATGGGTTTTCTACATTCCCGCATCGGGGCAATAAACGCGATGATATTCGCCAGGGGATGCGGGTAACTCATTTCCGCCACAGAACGATTATTGCTTTTGCCGTTGATAGCAGAAAAGTCTTTATTGTCGGTATCTATCATGGTGGGCAAAGTTATGAAACCGATTTCTTATAAACTTTTACCCACATCATTCCGGTGTTAGAATTAACCGTCCGCCCCCTCTCTTACTGGCGGATTCGTAGGCTATATAAATCAAAGATCCCGGCTCATGTTTGTGTCGGGATCTTTTTTCGGCGATTTATCCCCAGCGGCAAATCGAATACACCACCAGCGCCACCGCCATCGCAATTCCTACCGTTGTGAATGCTTCAGGCCAGGTCATCGTAAAATATCCTCCACGCTTATCAGTCCGTTCCGCTCCAGATAACTCATCGCCTTATCCGGTAATTTGCAGTCTGGCTTCGCTTTCCTCAGTTGCCAGGTTAACTGCTTTACCAGCATGGTTAACTCATCGACCAGACGCTGATATCCCACTGGTTTGTATTCATGCAATTTACCGGCTGGCTCTGCTGCCAGCGATACCAGTGCGATTTCCAGAACAGCAATATCCATCTTATATGTGCGGATGATGTCATGGTCGATTGTGCCCGGTATGCACAGTCTCTGTGCTTCAATAGTCTCCTCTGCGTGAGCTATTAACTGCTCTCTGGTAAAAGTCGTCATGCCGTAGCCCCTTCTTGATATTTTTCAAACCAGAACACAACTGGGTCAGATTTCATTTCAACCAATCCCATACGAACCAGCGCTTTGCCTTTCCCGGACGCAAGGAATTCACGACGACCATCACTGATAATTCGCCGATAATCTTCCAGACTACTGCAATGCTTGTGCAGATTGCATGGGTGGCATGCCGGAACCATGTTGGATATATCGTCACGTTCCTGGTGAAGCATATTTCCATCAAAACGAATGACCGGTTTTACATGGTCTGCATGCCACTTTTCGCCAAGTTCGCAGCCGCAATAAGCACAGCGACCGCCGAACTTCATGCGCAGCTCTGCACGTTGTTTTTTCGTCAGTGCCATATCAGCTTTCCTTATACGGATTAATTTTATTGTGCAGTGTGTTGAACGACGCCCACACCACGTCGTTATACAATTCAATAACTGGCTCAATTATTTTCACGATAAACCAGACCAGTAATAGCGGGGATATCGGTATCATCAACACGATAAATATAATGAGAAACAAAAATTCTGTCGCTCTACTTTTTCTCGGATATTCTTTTCTGAATAATGTAGTCATTTCTTACCGCCCTTTCGGGCGGCCTCCTGACATTAATCATTGTGATAACTCATAGTTTCATTTGCAGCATCAACTGGATCAACATCCCACCAGCAATAATTTTGGTCGAGTCCTTCAGGTGTCCACGGCTCTAATTCATTTTTTGCCGCATTCTCGTCACCAGTAATTTTAAAAATCTGCTCAGAAAATTTCCTCACCCACTCGTTATATTTTTCCGCATTAATGGTTTTCTGTGTATTTAACATAGATATGCCTCCAGTTAAGGATTTGATTTTATTTACAGTGCTAAATTTAATTATTCAGTTCTGGATTTTGTCGCCCTGCGTATCCGCGCTTTCGCGTTACGCTCAATCTGAATTAACTTTTCTATATTTTTCCGTCTTTCCTGTTCCTCCTGGCGCAATAGCCTTACATCATCTGCCAGTCTGGTTTCTCTTTTCGCCACAGAGAGCATCCAGTCAAACGGCTCCACAACTGCACCGCAGATTTTACAGCGGACCTGACGCTCTTTTTCGTCAACCCGAACAGAGGCGTGATGACAATATGCTCTTTCCGATGGCTCATAAAGAAAATTAACCTGATTACGTGGGTCATCCTCTTTTACCGGAAATAAAACGATATTGCTTAACTCATCTTCTGGTTTTATTTCCATGCTCTTCTCCTTTGATGTGAATGCCAGCGGTAATTGAAGCCTGATAGCTAATTTCATTCACAGTATCGCCTCCTGAAATTTACCCTGATAGAAAGCCAGTACACGCTGCATAGCTGCGCTCTTCCGGCACTCGCTACAGATTATGTTCTGACGCCTGTCGTAGCGGCGTATTTCTCCGTCTGGTAATGACCAGATAAGGTCCGGATCAACCACAGATGTTTTCTTCAGATTTGCCCTTGAGAGTTTTTTGCGGGCATTTTGCCAGTCCTTACGCGCCTGCGCTGACGGGAATAACCCGTAACCAGAGTTGTATACATCGCCGCTGGCAACCAGCTCTCTTGCGAGAACGCTCATCAGATATCTTGTTGCCCCAGTTTTAGCTTCCAGTTGTCGTAACGTCTCTCGCCCGCTCTGGCGTACGAGATCAACAATCTGCCCTTTAATTTTTTCCCGCTCTTCCTGTGTAAATACTTTTGCCATAAGCCCTCCCCTGGAATCACTTTTCCGACACAATACGACTGGAGGAATCAACAATCTGTCGGACAATATCCCGGTGCTTGTTCAGCTCCCGCAGCGCGGCGCAGACTCGCTCCCACTTCTGGACATGACTTTTCGCCCGGCGCAGTTCGCGGTTTGCCATATGCAGCGATGGTAAAATCAGGCCATTCGCTCGCGTTTCGGTGAACGATGGCAACGACTGCACAATGTCCCCCACAGTATCTGTTTTAATTTCTTCCTGTGTTGCCGCTTCCTGTACTGGTAACGCAACACCGGCTGACTGAGAAAAGGCTTTACCAGGTGTTTTCGCTACCGATACAACTTTCGGCTCTGCTGGTAAATTTTCCCCGGTTTCTTTTACCAGCATCCACTTACACCCCTTCCCCTGTCCCAGCTTAATCGCCATGCCATCGCGGCAAAGCTTTTCCATCGCAGAAACCAGCGACCTGACGCAATCAGCACGCCCCACAGCAATTGCAATCTCAGCGGTGGTCATTGCCCCACTATGAGCAAGTGTGGACAGGATTTCGCAGCGTTTCAGTGGCTCACGCTCTTTTCTACTGACCACCGGATGGGATTTTCTTTCCACTTTACACACCGTTACTTTTTTTTCTTTCACGCCCGTTTGTCGTTCTGAAACAGACCAGTAACCATTAACCGACACAACTTCTCCCAGCTCTTCGTACTCCCTCAGCATTTTAATCGCCTCTGCAGGTTCAATGCCCAAACTGGCAGCAAGCTCGGTGCACGTCACCTTTTGCATCGCTTTTAACGTATCAATCAACGTTTCCATCAAAATTTCTCCCGTTAAAATCATTTACCAATCTCAAACCAAACTTATCCCCTGAACCCTGGCGGAATTTCGGTGTCCGGTTCAGAAATATGATTCACACAACGCTGTACAGGCGAACGCCCCAGACGGATAACCAGCTCATCCCATTTATCGCGAAGTTTTGACGGACTCATGATGTTTTTTACCCAGAATGGATCCCGCTGTACCCGACCAAACATTTCGCAGATTTGTCTGTGAGTTCTGCCATCCAGCATCCGCATTATGCGCACGTCATTGGCCCATGCTGTCCAGTTGGGTTCTTTCGGTCGGGTGATCTCGCCATCATCGCTGGCGGCCTGTTCGTAAAGACTCACGATTCGCCCCCAGATCCACTGTGCGCATGCCAAATCCTCCTGATTTCCCCACTGACGTTTTTTTGCACTAAACACAATCGCATCAGGATGTCGGGTTAAAAAGTCCTGTTCAGCCGTCTGCGGGTCCGGTTGCGAAGCTTCCGGACGAAAAGATCTTTTATCTGACGGATCAGGTTTTAATACTGACGGATCGGGGCCAACCATCGCCCCCCTAACCGGCTGTTTTTTACAAACGGTTGATCCATCAAAATTTGACGGGTCAATCGTTGAGGGGGCAATATTTGACTGGTCAACTGTTAACGGGTCATTTTTTGCCGGGCTAATTTTTCTTTTCGGTTTATATGCCTCACGCGCCGCCTCAGCTGCTGCTTCGAGTTTTTCCACATTAAGGCGGTAGATATTGCTTTCATTACGCCCACCGACCTTACGCTCCTCCTTCGTCAGCCAGCCGTTCTTTTCCAGTTCCGCTATCGCCGCTTTAACCGTTGATTCACTCTTTGCCCCAATCTGACGACGAATGGTCTCCACTGCAGGCCATGACACACCTTCGTCATTGCTGTAGTCTGCAAGGCGAGCCATTACTGCCACCCTGGATAAGATCATGCCGGTGAAGGCGCACCCTTCCCAGACAAGACCATGAAGCTTGCTGCTCATAAAAAACCCCGAACACCGTGCTTTTAGTGCATCACCACAGCATTTCCTGCCGGGCCACCACGATTCATCTGATTGAAACCGGCGATTGCCACTGCGACAAAATCATCAGCGTCTCTCACCAGTCGTTCCCGCGTCTCCACCAACTCCCGAAAATAGACTGAACTGTGGCTGCGCATCCGGGCCACCAGCAGAGGTGGCATTGCTTTTTCGATAGCCGGTAACAACGCCTGAATTTTTTTAACCGCATCAGGAGTGTCTTTCTCTACCCAGCGGAAAATTTTCTGGGTATTGCGAGCCAGGGCTTCCGGATGGCTATCGTCATACAGTTCAGGAAACGTCATACCCAACTCAAAATAAGCCTGGGTTATTCCAGCTGCTGGAACTTTTTCGCCATCAGGACGCGCCCAGGCATTCATCGCCATGCGGATGTGTTCATGCTTGATTTTCATGAATCATTTGCCTCTTGATGTTTCAGGTATGATCAAATGAGGATTTGTTACTGTCATTTAGTTGCTTCACTGACATATTCTGCGAACAACATGCCGAACGTCGTAAATATGACCAGTCAATATCAGGACGAAGTTCTTCGCACAGAACCTCACCTCTTGTTGCACGTTCAATTGCTGGACATCTCTCGGCAGGCAATTGACGTACCCCTTTGATCCATTGATTTACGCTTGGAGGTGATACACCTAAAAGCCTAGCCATTGCTGATTGCCCACCGACAACAGCACAAGCTTGCTTGAATGAATAGTTCTCTTTTTTCATCGAATGAACTCCAAAAACACACAGAAATATTAGGCGACGCCTAACGTAAATGTCAATAGGCTATGCCTAATGCGATAAAGGTAGGGATTGCCTAATGCAATGAGCATAGGAGAATATTAAGCAATGCTTAGTGGTAAAGACTTAGGCCGAGCGATAGAGCAGGCCATTAACAAAAAAATCGCATCGGGATCCGTCAAATCAAAGGCGGAGGTCGCACGCCACTTCAAAGTCCAACCACCATCAATTTATGACTGGATTAAGAAAGGCTCTATAAGTAAAGATAAACTTCCAGAATTATGGCGTTTCTTTTCTGATGTTGTTGGTCCAGAGCATTGGGGGCTTAACGAATACCCCATACCAACCCCCACCAATTCAGATACAAAAAGTGAACTTTTAGATATAAACAACCTTTATCAAGCAGCCTCTGATGAAATAAGAGCGATTGTAGCTTTCCTGTTATCTGGAAATGCTACAGAACCAGATTGGGTTGACCACGATGTTCGCGCCTACATAGCAGCGATGGAAATGAAAGTGGGTAAGTATCTGAAAGCTCTAGAATCTGAACGGAAAAGCCAGAACATCACAAAAACTGGAACTTAAACTTATATGGTCTGACGGAAAACTCCTAGATTCCGTTATTTAACCCCCCCATCACTTTCTGCTGTCGCCATCACCTATTAGGTTACGATCAAAACATTAGGCATAGCCTATTGACAATCAATTAGGCATTACCTATAGTTCCAGCATACCACCCACCCCGCCCCACAGAACGCAGGGCAATACTTCGAGTTACCAGGCAGTGGTCAGGGGTTAAGTAGCCAGCCCGAGGCGTAAGAACATGACGGCAGGGTTCAACTTTAATAACTATGCAGCAGGTTTTTGTTCCGCTACCCCGGCGTTAAGGGGACATGAGGTCAACATGGATACTATCGATCTTGGCAACAACGAATCTCTGGTATACGGCGTGTTTCCCAACCAGGACGGCACATTCACCGCGATGACGTATACCAAAAGCAAAACGTTTAAAACCGAATCTGGCGCGCGTCGCTGGTTAGCCAGAAATACTGACTGATGAGGTTGACTATGGAATTTAAAGATTTACCAATGCAATTCCAGGAAATGGCAGCGAATATAGTTCGTTCCCAACTGGCGACTCTTGACCTGAGTACCGTAGAAAAAGAAACCATAGATAATATATCCGGTAACGTGCGCCGTGCCTTTATCGGGTTGTACGAAGAGAAGCAGCACTCTGATAAGCATGATTCCTCTGAAAAATACTTCCTGGAATTAATGGATATCATTAACAAGGGGTTTGGTTTGTTGATGGAAAAGAAAGGGATTCGAATAGAACCCCTTAAAAACCATTTTACTGAGTGCAACATTAATTCCTGTGATTTAAAGCATCCCACTTCAGATGGGAAAGTTGAAGCCAACTATAAAATATCAATTAATCATTAAGTTCTCCACGGGTAAGGTGGAGAACATGCGCCGGACACGGATAAATCTCCGGCATGCTCTTTAACATTCTGGATATTCCTAACTACAAAGAAATCGCATCAATTTAGATTTTGTGGGCAGCTTCTCTTGTTGTTCGATGGAAACGCCTATTTTGATCTGTGTTTTTAAGATCGCAATATCTTTAAGTGATGACCAAATATGAACATCCGTTTTTTCCAGAATTTTTAACTGCATTTTTAATTCAGAATCAGAATATTTTTCTGCATCATCAAAAAGCTGCAAATATTCTGCGGATTTTCTCATGGCGTTACCTGACTTTTGTCCGAATCCATAAATCGTTTGGACGGTTGCGATCACAACAATAAAAATGCCAGAAATTTCCGGAATGAATCCGCCAATGACAGATGAACCGAGGATAATACTCACCACTGAGAGAAGTTTATCGAGACGACCAGTTGCTACCGAAAATAGTTGCTCAAGAAAATAGCCATATAAAATTCTGTCAAGAATATCATCCCGGTCCATACATCATCACCTGCTTGTTTGGTTGTTGCTGTTCCCCCTCTCCTCCGAAGGAGCTGGAGATGGTTTTGGTCGAATGTTTTTCTCTGGTATGTGATCCCAGACTGTTTTATGTGTCGAATTGCCACCACCTGCTTGTGCTCTTTGCTCTGTCATATGATTTCCTTGGATCGTTGGGGATATCCAGATTATACAGATTTCTTGTCGTTGGGGAATGACAGGAACCACCTCGCCTGACGTGGTTAAAAGCAGGCACACAACACGAAAGCGCACGGCGAAGTCATTTCTCCCTCTGTTGCGTGTCGCCGGTATCTTCGACCGTGCGCTTCCGGTTGTGGCACTCCGCGAAATGGCGCGGCGGTAAGTATGGCGGGGTTATCCTTACCCCCACTGGTAGCACCGGGTTGTCAGGTTGACCATACGCCTGAGTGACAACCCCGCCACAACATCTCCATGTTGAGGCTTGTGTGAGACCTTTGGCGGCATCAGTTTAATTGCTGGCTGATGTCCGCCCTTTTTAAAGTGAATTTTGTGATGCGGTGAATGCGGCTAAGCGCACGCGGAACAGTTAAAAAGCGATTAGTTCCCCCGTATCGGGGGTTTATGGGTTTCCCTGTATCCGGCGTTAATTGTTAACTGGTTAACGTCACCTGGAGGCACCAGGCACCGCATCACAAAATTCATTGTTGAGGATGCGATAATGGAAACGTTATTACCAAACGTCAATACGTCTGAAGGTTGTTTTGAAATTGGTGTCAGAATCAGTAACCCTGTATTTACTGAAGATGCCATTAACAAGAGAAAACACGAACGGGAGCTATTAAATCAAATATGCATTGTTTCAATGCTGGCCCGTTTACGCCTGATGCAAAAAGGACGCTGACAATGAATACAGTATTTGCACTCGTTCTGACAGTTTTTCTTAATACAGGCGAGCCAGTCGATCTTGTTATTGGTATACATGACTCAATGAAAGAATGCATGGCTGCCGCAGCGGAACAGAAAATTCCCGGCAACTGTTATCCGGTTGATAAAGTTATTCGCATGGACAATAACGAAATCCCGGCAGGACTTAAAACAGCACCGTAATTAATATCCGGTTTCATTTTTATATGCCAGCAATGGCAGGGATTTGTTCACCCTTAAATCTGTAATGAGGTTAAAACAAAATGAGTAAAGTCTTTATTTGCGCCGCCATTCCGGACGAACAGGCAATAAAGGAAGAAGGTGCAGTCGCTGTAGCCACTGCCATTGAAGCCGGCGACGAACGCCGCGCCCGAGCCAAATTTACCTGGCAATTCCTGGAGCAATATCCGGCTGCTCAGGACTGCGCTTATAAATTTCTTGTTTGCGAGGATAAACCCGGCATGCCCCGCCCTGCCATCGACTCCTGGGATACCGAATATATGCAGGAAAACTGCTGGGATGAGGAATCCGCTTCCTTTATTCCGGTCGAACCAGAATCCGATCCGATGAACGTCAATTTTGACAAGCTGTCCCCTGAAGTACAGAACGCGGTCCTGGTTAAGTTCGACACATGTGAAAACATCACCGTTGATATGGTTATTAGCGCACAGGAATTGTTGCAGGAAGACATGGCAACATTCGACGGACATATCGTTGAAGCGTTGATGAAAATGCCAGAAGTTAACGCCATGTATCCGGAGCTTAAGTTGCACGCCATTGGGTGGGTTAAGCATAAATGTATTCCTGGTGCTAAATGGCCCGAAATTCAGGCAGAGATGCGCATCTGGAAAAAACGTCGCGAAGGTGAACGCAAGGAAACCGGAAAATACACGTCTGTTGTTGATCTCGCCCGCGCCAGAGCCAATCAACAGTACACTGACAATTCAACAGGAAAAATCAGCCCGGTCATTGCTGCCACTCATCGCGAATACAAGCAGACATGGAAAACACTGGATGACGAACTGGCCTACGCTCTCTGGCCTGGTGATGTGGATGCCGGAAACATTGACGGCAGCATCCATCGCTGGGCAAAAAATGAAGTTATCGACAACGACCGCGAAGACTGGAAGCGTATCTCGGCATCAATGCGCAAACAGCCTGATGCCCTTCGCTACGACCGACAGACTATTTTTGGCCTTGTCCGTGAACGTCCGATCGACATTCACAAAGACCCTGTGGCACTGAACAAATACATTACTGAATACCTGACTACAAAGGGCGTGTTTGAAGATGAAGGAACAAATCAGAGCGCAACTGATACTCTCTCGTCGCCAGTACCAGAAACTGATGCAGTGGAAACGGCAATTCCGGACAACGAAAAAACCGAATGCAAAGTTGAAGTCGAACCATCTGTAGAGCGTGAGGGGCCGTTCTACTTCCTCTTCACAGATAAGGATGGCGAAAAATATGGTCGCGCAAACAAACTTTCTGGTCTGAATAAGGCGCTGACTGCAGGGGCTACTGAAATCACGAAAGAAGAATATTTTGCCCGTAAAAACGGTACATACTCAGGTTCACAACAAAATACTGGTGCATCTGACACGACCGCACAACCAGAGCCGGTAAAAGTTACCGCTGACGAAGTAAACAAAATTATGCAGGCAGCCAATATCAGCCAGCCTGACGCCGATAAGTTGCTTGCTGTATCACGTGGTGAATTTGTTGCAGGGATTAGCGACCCGAATGATCCGAAATGGGTGAAGGGGATTGAAACCCGCGATTCAGTGAATCAGAACCAGCAAGAAACGGAACAGAACGACCAGAAAGCGGAACAAAACAGCCCAAATGCGTTACAAAACGAGCCAGAAACGAAACAACCTGAGCCAGTAGCGCAACAGGAAGCGGAAAAAGTCTGCACCGCCTGCGGTCAGACCGGCGGCGGCAACTGCCCTGATTGTGGTGCGGTGATGGGCGACGCAACATACCAAGAAACATTCGATGACAAGAACCAGGTTGAAGTTCAGGAAGACGATTCGGAGAAAATGGAAGGCGCTGAACATCCACACAAAGAGAATGCTGGCAGCGCTCAGGATCACGCCAGCGATAGTGAAACTGGCGAGACGGCAGATCCCTTAATTACGGTGAACGGTCATCACGTTATCACATCCACCAGCAGGACGTGTGACCATCTAATGATCGACCTTGAAACCATGGGAAAAAATCCTGATGCCCCGATTATCTCAATAGGTGCAATATTTTTCGATCCGCAAACCGGAGATATGGGACCGGAATTTAGTAAGACTATCGATCTGGAAACTGCTGGCGGAGTCATTGATCGGGACACCATTAAATGGTGGCTTAAGCAATCACGCGAAGCGCAATCTGCCATTATGACCGATGAAATCCCGTTAGATGATGCACTGTTACAATTGCGGGAATTTATCGACGAAAACTCCGGTGAATTTTTTGTTCAGGTCTGGGGAAATGGAGCCAACTTCGACAACACGATTTTGCGCCGTTCATACGAACGGCAGGGGATCCCCTGCCCGTGGCGTTACTACAACGATCGCGATGTACGCACAATCGTTGAGCTGGGGAAAGCCATAGACTTCGATGCCAGAACGGCTATTCCATTCGAAGGTGAGCGCCATAATGCACTTGATGACGCCCGTTACCAGGCAAAATACGTTTCAGCAATCTGGCAAAAACTGATCCCGAATCCGGTTGATTTTTAATGTTCAACCCTGATCGCCGTCCCCGAATTATATTGGCGGCGGTCATGCTGTAAGGCACGTGACCACATGTACGAATTAACTCTATCGCCAGCAGAGATTCAAGAGATCACGAAATACGAGCGATACACAAAACAGCAACACCAGTTAAGGCTGCACGGTATCCCATTTGTAATCGGTCCTAAAAACGAACCAATAGTTCTTCGCAGGGATATTCCACACGGACTGACTACGATGCCAAAAGCACCTGAACTGGTTTCCGCTGAACCCGATTTTGAGGCGCTGAACAATGGGAAGACCAAGAAAAAACAAAAAAGATAATGCACTACCACCGCGTGTTAGATCGAATGGTTACAGTTACGTATGGAAACCCGAAGGAAGCACAAGAACTATAGGGCTCGGAAGAGTGCGGGAAACCAGCGTAGCTAAAGTCTGGCAAAATTATGAGCTGGAAAAAGCAAAACTCCACAACATAATGACAGTAGCTAAATTATGGCACATGTTTATGGACTCCCCTGCATTTACAGAACTGGCCCCCCGAACCCAAAAAGATTATCGGCAACATCAAAGGGCATTGTTGGCAGTATTCGGAAAAGTGCTTGCTGATAATGTAAAAATTGAACAGGTAAGAATTTTCATGGATAAGCGAGGACTTGAGAGCAAGACCCAGGCAAACCATGAACTGGCAAGTCTGAGCCGTGTATACGGATGGGGATATGAGCGTGGGTATGTGAAAAATAATCCATGCAAAGGAGTCAGAAAATTCACACTTAAAGCCCGTACTGTTTACATCACCGATGAACAGTATGCTGCAATATATGCGGAAGCAATTCCACAGTTACGTATTGCAATGGAGATATCCTATCTTTGTGCGGCAAGGCTCGGTGATGTACTCGAGCTGAAATGGCAGGATATTATGGAGAAAGGGATTTACATTGAGCAAAACAAGACCGGCACAAAACAAATCAAGGAATGGTCTCCGCGATTACGTACGGCGATCCAGTTAGCCCGAAATGTATCTTCCGGCACATGCGAGTATGTGATCAACACAACCAAAGGCGGGAAGGTAATAGCCAAGACGCTGAACAACTGGTGGAATCAGGCTAAACGTGCAGCCGAGCAAAAAGCCGGCGTTCCGTTTGGGTGCAACTTCCATGACATAAAAGCCAAAGGGATTTCAGATTACGAAGGCAGCAGTCGCGACAAACAAATTTTCAGTGGACACAAAACAGAAAATCAGGTGTTGATTTACGATCGTAAAACCAAAATAACACCAACACTGGATTTGCCGCTTGTGGTCAGTAAGTAG